ACTAACTCAAACATAGAGGACAAAGCGATGGCATTTCAAGTATCACCAGGCGTTCAGGTCAATGAGATCGACGCTACGAATGTAGTCCCAGCAGTATCAACCAGCATTGGTGGATTCGCAGGCTCGTTCAACTGGGGTCCAGTGGGAGAAGTTTTAACTGTAAGTTCTGAAAATGAACTTGCTGAGAAATTTGGCTCACCTGACAACAATACAGCTAAATACTTTCTAGTAGCAGCGTCATTCTTAAAGTATGGAAACGCACTAAAAGTAGTTCGAGTAGCATCCGGTCACGACAACGCGACTGCAGATGGTTCAGGACAGCTGATAAAGAATAATGATGACTATGTGAATAATTATGCTGATGGAAGTCTAAGTAAGGGTAATTGGGTAGCAAAATATCCAGGTGAATTAGGTAATAGCTTAAAAGTATCAATGGTAACAGAAGGAATCACTAGTTTTAGTGGTTGGACTTATGCTGCTAATTTTGATGCTGCTCCAGGAACTTCGCAATATGCGATCGACCAGGGCAAAACAGCCGCAAAAGACGAGGTGCATGTTGCAGTCGTTGATGAGGATGGAGCTATTTCAGGTACACCAGGAACAGTATTAGAAACATTCGCATTTGTATCGCAAGGTTCAGATGCTAAGAATAGTGATGGTACTACTAATTTCTACAAAGATGTAATTAATTCTACATCCGAGTATATTTGGTGGGCAGATCATGACACAAGTTTAACTGATGCTGGCGAAACAATTGCTTCCAACACAACTTTTACAGTAAACACAGCAGCAATCGAGCACTCACTTAGTGGTGGCTCAGACGATAACGCTCCGACAGTAGGAGAAATTGCAACAGGATATGATCTTTTAGAAGATGCAGACACTGTAGACGTAAATCTATTATTTGCTACTCCAGACGCCAATGGCTCTGAGACAATAGCAGAAGATTTAATATCTATAGTAAACGCAAGAAAAGATTGTATGGCATTTATATCTCCACCGATCGAAGATTCAGTCGGTACTTCAACACCAGCAACAGATGTGAAAGCATTTGCTGATGGATTAACTTCAACTTCTTACGCTTCTTGCGATTCAACAGCACTATACGTATACGACAAATATAATGATGTATACAGATGGATAGGCGCTGCAGGACATCACGCAGGATTATGTGCTAATACTGATTCAGTAGCAGATGCATGGTTCTCACCAGCAGGCGTAAACAGAGGTCAGTTACTTGGAGTAACTAAACTTGCATATAACCCTAAGAAAGCAGACAGAGACACTTTATATAAATCTAGAGTCAACCCAATAGTATCACTACCTGGACAAGGTACAATATTGTTTGGTGACAAAACTTTATTAAGCAGACCTTCAGCATTCGACAGAATTAATGTAAGAAGACTATTTATCGCATTAGAAAAAGCGGTTAGCACAGCAGCTAAAGCACAACTATTCGAATTTAACGACGAATTTACAAGAGCACAGTTCAGAAATTTAGTTGAACCGTTCTTAAGAGACGTCAAAGGAAGACGTGGATTAACAGATTTTTCAGTAATCTGTGACAACACTAACAACACAAGTCAAGTTATTGATGGTAATAAATTTGTGGCAGATATCTATATCAAGCCAAACAGATCTATTAACTTCATTACACTTAACTTTGTAGCAACGAGATCAGGGGTTGAATTCTCTGAAATCTCAGGTTCATAGGAGATAACACATGGCAATTTTAGGCGTAGATGATTTTAAATCTAAACTAGTAGGCGGTGGAGCAAGATCCAACCTTTTCAAGGTAACTATGAACTATCCAGGTTATGCACAAGGCGATGTAGAACTTACATCATTCATGTGTAAAACAGCTCAAATGCCTGCATCAATTATTGCACCTATCCCTGTATTATTCAGAGGTAGAACATTGCAAATAGCTGGTGACAGAACATTTGATCCTTGGACAATCACTGTCATTAATGACACTGGTTTTGAGGTTCGTAATGCTATGGAACGTTGGATGAATGGTATTAATAATAATAACGAAAACACAGGATTATCTAATCCTACTGACTATCAAGCAGATGCAATTGTTGAACAATTGAATAAAGCTGGAGATGTTACAAAGAAATATGACTTTAGAGGTTTATTTCCAACTAACGTTTCTGAGATAGAAGTAAGTTATGATTCAGAAAATACTATTGAAGAGTTCACAGTAGAATTCCAGGTACAATACTGGGAATCTGACACTACTTCGTAGACATATAAATAATATTAGAAGAGGGGATATAACTTCCCCTCTGATAATGTGAGGAAAAACAATGGCCGAATTATTTGGTTTTGAAATCAATAGAAAAGCAGCAAAGAGTAAGGATTTACTACCTTCCTTTGTACCTAAGACTGACGAGGATGGCGCCGGCGTTGTTCAAGCGGGCGGTCACTTTGGCGCGTACATCGATATGGATGGCGACAAAGTTAAGAATGAAATTGAACAAATTTATAAGTATAGAGATATATCAGCTCAGCCAGAGTGCGATGCTGCTATTGAAGATATTATAAATGAATCAATTGTTGGAGATCACGACGATGCTCCAGTAAACATTATATTAGATGAATTAGAAATTTCAGATAAAATGAAAGAAGCTGTGAAGTTTGAGTTTGATGAGATATTAAAAATCTTAAACTTTAATGCATATGCTCATGATATATTTAGAAAATGGTATGTAGACGGTAGATTGCCATATCATATTATTATAGACAATAAGAATCCTAAAAAAGGTATACAAGAGTTACGTTATATCGATCCTACCAAATTAAAGAAGGTGAAAGAGATCGAAGAAAAAACTGACCCTAAGACTGGTGCTAAGATTATTACACGTCAAGAAGAGTTTTTTGTATTTGAAGACAAACAATTAGTAGGCAACGAGCAAGGAATTAAGATATATCCTGAAGCAATTGCTTATTGCACATCTGGTATTATGGACCCAGGTAGAAAAAGAATCTTATCTTATCTACATAAGGCCTTAAAACCAGTTAACCAATTAAGAATGATGGAAGACTCATTGGTAATCTATAGGATATCAAGAGCTCCAGAAAGACGAATCTTTTATATTGATGTAGGTAACTTACCTAAAGGTAAAGCCGAAGAATATCTCAGAGGTATTATGAATCAGTATCGTAACAAATTAGTTTATGACGCAAATACTGGTAATATCAAAGATGATAAGAAACATATGTCTATGTTAGAAGATTTCTTCTTACCTCGAAGAGAAGGTGGAAGAGGAACAGAAATTACAACATTACCTGGTGGTGAAAACCTAGGACAAATTGATGATATTATATACTTCCAAAAGAAATTATATAAGTCTTTAAATGTACCAGTTAATAGATTAGAACAAGAAGCTCAATATAGTCTTGGTAGAACATCCGAGATTACAAGAGACGAAGTCAAGTTTAAGAAGTTCATAGACAGATTAAGAAAAAGATTCTCAGATTTGTTTATGCAACTATTAAAAACTCAACTCTTACTTAAAGGTATCATTACTAAAGAAGATTGGAAGACTTGGAAAGAAAGCATTGCCTTTAATTTTATTGAAGACAACTATTTTTCAGAGTTAAAACAATCAGAGATGCTAAGAGAAAGATTTGATATGTTATCATCATTAGATGAATACGTTGGTAAATATATATCCAATGAATGGATACGTAAAAATGTATTACGATTTAACGATGATGAGGTCGAAGAGATTCAAAAACAAATCGACCAAGAAAACAAAGATGGCGAAAATGATGTACCAGATCCTGACGATCCTCGTTGGGATAGTTAATGGGACAAAAGTTTTTATAAATACTATAACAAGGATGAATAAATGAACGTAAATGAATTGATAAAAAATTTAAATGACGGCGATAATGTGAATGCAGGTAAACAGTTTAACACTGTAATGGCAGACAAAATGGCCGCAGCTCTTGATGCTAAAAAGATAGAAATAGCATCAGGAATGGTTCAGCGTAAAGCTGAAGAAAC